GGTCGTAGGCGGCCAGGTCGACGGAGAGCGCCTCGCCCCCGGCGCCCTGGTCGACCAGGGCCTGCGGGACGCCACTGAGCCCGGCGGCGGCCAGGCGCCGCTGCTGCCCGTAGGACAGCTCCTGCCGCACCAGCACCCAGTCCCCGTCCGACAGGGGCAGCTTGACCGCCGCCCCGCTGGCGAAGCGGGGGCGCTTGGGGGTCGTAACGGTGCCGTTCGTGGCGCTTCCCTGGCTCATGCGTACACTCCTGTTGCGGGGCGTACGGTCGCGTACGGGCGGGGGCTAGACCCTTGCTGGGGCCGGCGCTGCCCTCTAGAGTCGCTGGCGATGACCACGACGCAACCCCCCAAGCAACGCCCCAAGTACGCCACCTCCGTCCGCCAGAAGTTCCTCGTCATCTTCCTCCTCGCCGGGGGGATGTGGGCGCTCCAGTACCTGTCCCCGCCCGCAGAACCCATCGTGATCCCGTTGCTGCCCGCCGGCGGCAAGCGCCTCCCGCCCTCGCCCCCCGTGGGCGGCGTGCCGGTCCCGCCGCGCGGCTGAAGCGGTCACAGGTTGATCACCGACCCCGAGCCGAAGGCGCTCCACGTCCCCCGCACCCGGGTGGCCCCGTCCACGCGCACCTCTGTGGACGCGTCCAGCCACGCGGTGCAGCCCACGAACTTGCTCGGCGCCCGCCGGGTGGGGTAGCCGTAGAACTTGACCCCATCCGGCGAAGTCGTAGCGGCGAAGAGCTTGGTCTCGTCTGAGTTCCAGTAGCCCTCGAACGTCCCTCTGAGCGCGGGCCAGCCCTGCAGCTCCTCCTGGTTGGTGGAGTCGAAGTTGGTGACGTCGACCCGCTCGGTGGAGCGATCCATCGTCCAGGCTGTGAGCGTGAGCAGCGGCCCCGCCGTGCCGCTCAGGCTGGTCGAGATGTACACCGCCGCGTCGCGCCCATGGTAAACCGGCACTTTCGTGTTCCTCTCAGCTCGCTAGGTGCGCCACCAGCTGGGCGGCGCGGTGGTGGTAGGTGTCTTCAGCGACCCGGCCGGGCAGGAGCCGGGACACCTCCCGGGACTCCTCATGGTTCGCCAGCCGGTCACGGATGATCCCCTCGAGATACGGCGCGGTGCGGAAGACCGGCACCAGGGCGCCGAACTTGTCCCGCACCTCCGCCCGGGACTGGCTGACGGTGTACACCCCATCCGCGGCCAGCTCGTAGGCGCGGGGGTTCAGGCTCTCGGCGGGCTGGTCGCCCGGGTCGCGGTAGAGGTTCAGCCCGATGCGGGCCGCCCGGTAGAGGGCCCCGGTGCGGGCGTTGGGCACCACGCCGTCGTGCGCGTACGGGCGCAGCGGGTGGGACGGGGGGAGGTGCCCCCAGAAGCCGTAGAGTCCCAGGTCGATCCCCGTCCAGTCCACGGCCGACAGGAGGGCTTCCCGGCTCTCGAAGGCCGTGCCTACGAACACCACATCGTGGGTGGGCGCTTGCCCGTTCATCCCCGGCCCGTGGGTGGCCGGGTCGTAGGCCGCCGGCAGGTAGTAGGTGGTGGGGTTGGCCTCCCGCAGCCGGGGCACGCTGGTGCGCTCGTTGGTGAAGCAGACGTCGTAGAGGGGCGCCACCCGGGCCTGCTCCGGGTCGTCGTATGGCGACTCCGTGAAGACGACGGCGGCGGGGACGCCCGCCCGGCGCAGCAGGATGGCGGCGTCGGGGTGGAAGTAGGCGGCGCAGACCACCAGCACCCAGTCCACCTCGTGGCGCAGGGCCCGGGTCACCGCCTCCTGGCTGGCGTGGTACTGGGCGTCCGCCGCCGTGGGGCGCACGTCCGCCAGCGGCCCCCCGCTCCGCGCCTGCTTCCGCCAGAGGTACTGGAGCAGCACCTGTGAGGCCCGGAGACGGCCGTCCAGGGCGTACTCGATCACGTCGTGGCCCTGGGCCTTCAAGCCGGCGCAGAGGCCCGTGTGCACGTCCGCCGTGGCCCACGAAGCACCCGGGTGCACCACCAGCAGCCTCACGCCGCCGCCTCCGCCTGGGCCCGCTTGATGCCGTCGTAGCCGAGGTTCCACCGCGCCCCCACGCTGATGCGGGGGTCGCGCCAGGGGTCGATGCGGCCGCCCACGGTGAAGCCCGCCCGCTCCAGGGCCCGGGGGAGGGTGTCCTCGTCGTAGGCCCACTTGTGGCGGCTCTCCTGGATGGTGGAGTAGAGGAAGACGCTGCAGACCGCGTCCAGGTCGTCCAGGTTCCAGTGCCGGCCCTCCGGGATCTCCACCCAGCGCCCGGCCTTGCCCAGGTAGCACTGCAGCACCCAGCGCGTGTCGGGCACCACCACGCCCACCCGCCCCCCGGGCACCAGCACCCGGTAGCACTCCCGCAGCAGGAAGTCCCCCTCCCCCGGCTCCAGGTGCTCCAGCAGGTGTCCCAGGTAGACCTCGTTCACGCTCTCGTCGGTGCGGTCGATGGGGGGCACCCGGGCGCACCAGTCCGGCTCCGTGGCCGGGTCGGCGTCCACGTTGCACCAGCCCTGCTCCCGGGGCAGTGCGTACCCGCCGGCGCCCAGGTTGAGGCGGGTCACGCCGGCACCTCGAGCGGGACGGGGACGAAGACGGCCCGCGCCTCCACCCGGGCGGCCACGGGGGCCACCTCGCCCAGGGGCGCCGTCCAGTCCTCCGCCGGCCCCGGGCGGGCCAGGGCGAGCACCTCCGGCTGCCAGCGCACCCGCCCCACCCCGCCCCAGAGTGCGACCGTCTCCGCGATGAAGTCGTAGTCGCCCTGGTAGCGGTTCGTCCAGGTGCCCAACTGCTCGGGCACGTTGGGGCAGACGATGCACTCGGCGTCGATGTGGTCCTCGGCCAGGAAGCCGGCGGTGTGCCAGAGCACCATGCGCCAGGGGGCGATCCAGCGGAAGAGGAACACCCGGGGGTCGTCCTCGTGGGCCCGCAGCGCCCGGGCGATGCTCTGGAAGGCGCCGGGGAGGTAGAGGTCGTCGTCGCCCAGGAAGGCCAGGTAGCGGCCCCGGGCCACGGTGGCCCCGTGGTTGCGCTGGGGGTGCCCGACCATGTGGCGCCCGCCGTTGTGCTCCACGTACGTCAGGCGGGGGTCGGTCTGGGCCAGGGCCTGCGCGGTGGGGAGGGCGGCGGCGAAGTCGCCCCCGTGGGTGTCCCCGACCAGGATGGCCTCCCATGGCAGCCAGTCCCCCTGACGCAGCAGGGAGCGCACGGCGCGGGCCAGGGAGGGGCGGCCCACGGTGGGCACGATCACGGAGAGCAACGGTTGCTCAGCCATGGCTACACCGCGGTGACCTCCACCTCCAGGGCGCAGCCGAGCAGCTGCCCGCCGGCGGTGTCCGTGACGGCGGGGGGCCGCACGCCACCGAGCACCTTCACCTCCTCGGCCACCCCACCCAGGGTGGTGTCGCCGTAGAGGGCGGCGGGGATGCTCCTGGGGCCACTGGGGGCCAGGTAGCTGAACAGGGCCTGCTGGGAGGAGCGCAGGTCGGCGGCGGCGACGAAGACCCACACCTCGAAGACGGGGCGCCAGGTGGCGTCGAAGGTCTCGTCGTACACCCAGCGCACGGGGCCGCCGATGCACACCGCCGGGGGCTCCGGCTTGGCGGCCATCTCGGGGTAGCAGCGCAGCCCGCTGACCGTCTCGCAGCGCCGGGCCAGCCCCTGCACCAGCTCGTTGACCGTGCTCACCGGGTATCCCCTAGGGAGGCGGTCACGCGCACCCCGGCCTGGGCGAACAGGCGCAGGATGCGCTCGGCGTTGCGCAGGAAGGCGGGGACGAGGAAGGGCCGGGCGCGGGTGCCCCGCCTGGCGATGCTGCGCTGCACGGCGTAGGGCGAGACCCCGTGCCGGCGCGCCCAGCCCGCCAGGGCGGCGACGGGGGGCCAGTGGGGCCTACTCCCCCGCTCCGCGTAGAGCCCGTAGCGCACGCTGGGGCCCACCCGGCCCACCAGGCGGGTGCCCCGCCCCTCGATCTGGTGGGTGATGCTGTTCATGAGGCGGCGCGTGTCGTGCCTCACATTCCGCCTGGCGTCCCCCTCAATGAGGAGGAGGGACGCCAGCATGGCCCGCTGCTGCTCGGCGGCCACGGTGCGGGGACTCCGGGCCAGCCTGGCCACCAGCTCCTCCGCCCCCTCCAGCCTGAGGGTCACGGGCACGGGTGTAGACTCCCCGTGACCGAAAGCACACCGTGCGTCGACGGAGGTGGGGCATGGATGGCGATGCCCCCGGGCGCCCGT